CATTTTCTTTTTTTAGATTAAGTTAGTTAATAAATAGTTATTTGAGTTTGTTAGCAAAGTAGTTGGCTATTACCGAATTGGTGTCAGTTGGCTTTGCCTCATTGGTCGATTTAGATTCGGTTGTGAAATTGATGTTCTTTTGATTTTTGACGACATTTGCTGCTCCTGCGGCCTTGCTTTCCTGTGCAATCTTTTTGATTACATTGTCAAAGATTTCCGCTTTTGCAAGTTTCGTTGCTAGCCCTTTGATGTCAATACCCGTTACCTGATCGCCAGACCTTTTCAGATATGGCTCCAATAAACGTGTGCTTCCATCGTAAAGACTTGCCACTACATCGGCAACAGCATTTTTTTCGTCAGCACTCAAATTATAATCAATGTCAAACCCCTCTATCGGCGTAAACTTTAATTTTTCAATTTCCGTAACAGTCGCCCTGACTTCTTCCGAAAATTGATTTCTTGCCGCTTTCGCCGCTTCTTCCAATTGAGCATTAGCCGCCATTTCAGCCTCCGTTTGCTCGGGTGTCTTGCCTTTGAAAATAGATGACTTGTTCTGATAGTCAGTCAAGAAATCAAGAGCCTGCTTCGCCTCCCTGGCTATCTTGGCACTCATTGCTTGCTGCAACGGAGTTTCGTCTTCGTCTTCCCATTGGTCAAGTTTATATCGTTCGTTAAGCTCGTATTCGATCTCAACTTCAGATAATTCAGGATTTTCAATTTTCATTCTTTCTCTGAAAAGCTCGATAGGATTTTCGATTGTGCTGTAATCTTTTGTTTGCAGCTTAAACCAATTCTCGTCTATCTTACCGCCGGAAGCGATATACTTATCGACTTTTTCGGCTATTTCAGAGTTGTACTTAAACGATGTTTCGCCTGGCTTATTAATTAAAGATTCTATTTCCTCCCAAGACTTGTGCTTTCCGCCAGTCCTTTCGGCAATATAATCTTCAAAGCTTTTAACATTTGGCGCACTTTCATTTGTGCTTGTTGCTGCTGACGCTTCAGCAGAACCTGTACTCTCGGCATTCTCATTACTTGGTGCACTCTCGCCTGCGGCTGCGTTTTGGTTAATTTTTGTCGCCAATAACGCATCTTGATCGGCTTGACTTGTTGGCATCGAATTGGCAAAAGCCGCTTGCGCTACCGCTGCATACATCTCTTTTTCAGAACTCATACTTTAACTTTTTTGAAGTTGGACACAAAATTATTTTTTTATAATTACATTTGCTATAAAAATACTTATAAAATGCCATTAAATGACAAAAAATTATTACAACTTCGTATGAGCAGGTCTTTGTCACAAAATGAAGTTGCAAAAAATACAAATATTAGCCAGGCAACATTATCGTATATGGAGTCTGGCAAATATAGTGATTATAGAATAAGTCATTTAGAATCGTTAGCAAAATTTTATGGAGTATCATTGGATTATCTTATTGATTATGTTCCTGATATAGTTACAAAAGAAAAGTTTTTGCTTGAAAGAGCAAAGGAATATGCACAGGAATCATTATCTGTAATAAATAAAACAATACTCATACTCATAGAAAAAAATTCTAATAGACTATAAAGAAGGGAACTTTATAGGTTCCCTTCCGGTGTCATCTCTTGCTGTTGAGGTGATGATAACGCGTTTTGAAATGCCATTGTGTTAAATGACTGTTCGTGTGCAATTTCTGCAACCTCTTTCTTTCCTTGATTAGCCAATTGTAGCTGAAGCTGTATCTGCTGCATTTTTTGCTGATGCTCTTGTGCCGACAGCTGTGACTTGACCTGGCCTTCAAGCTGCAATTCCTGCATCTTGCTTTGCATCTCCATTGCCAATGTCTGCTGTCTTGCCTGCTCCGCCATTTGTGCTGCCTGTGCCTGCACCTGTGCATTCATTTGGCTATCTTGCTGCTTCGTGCTTTGAGCTTCTTTAATATTGCGTTTTTCGCGCAACACCAATAGCTGTGCCGCAAGCTTCACGCTGCTCTTCATGTATTCCTTAATAAGAATAACATCGCTTGGCTTTAGTGATCCTGTCTGCAAGCCCATGTTAATCATCTGCATCAAATCTTGTTTTTCTTCCTCGTCAGGCAACAGTTCTATTTTAATGCCAAACTGTGCCAATGACAATTCTTTTCCAGCCTTTATAGCCTTGACACTTTGTAGGCCAATGGCAGGAACAAAGCCCTCAAGACCATCACCATATTCACAAACGTCCTGAATCATCAATGATAGGCGGTCTGCCGTGCGCTCAATAATACGCAACATTGTATTTGTCAATGGACGCAATACGTTCATCGAAGCCTGAACAGCCAATTTTTGATTGCCGACAAGCGCTTCTTTGTCAGGACTTGACGCATCCACAGCACTATTATAGCCGATAACATCGTTCATCAATTGTATTTCGTGATTATACGCTAATATGAACTGCTGGAAGTTTCTTCCAATACCGTTTTCAAGCGGTGTTAACGGAGATCCGTTAATTACGCTGCCATCGGCACGAACGCTGCTATATACAAAGCTACCAGTTTGCTTTTTAAGCTTGAGTATTTGCTTGGGATCCATCATGGCATTACTGCCATTACCCATACCGGCAACAACCTCATCCAATGAAGAAGTATCAATGGCAAGCCCCGGAGGAGCCGCTTCCATAATAAATTGCTGCGCCTTGTAGTGAATAAGGTTAATCTGATCTTCGTGAGGTATCATCCTTTCCACCAATGACTTGTTTTCCATGTCATAGATGTCAGGGTAAATCATTACAATAGGAAGTTCTGCTTTGGGGCTATATGAAACGCCGTTTTTGCTGCGCTCGATATTTTCCTGCATCTTATATCCCCAGATGTAATCCGTTCCTATTACCCAATAGCCTTCGTAAATATATTCAGTTGCCTTATTGTGTATTGTGGATTTGACCTTTTTGTCCTTGCCGTCAGGAATGTATGTTTCGTCAACAGGGCTAAACTCAAAAACATTGCCCCTTTTTACATTCTGCTTTTCTTCCCACTTGTCAGTATTGACAGCCTTAAACCAAAACCTCAACACGCTAACATTAAAGTCATCATATCCGCGACCAAATATCCTTGCTGCATTTTGATAATAGCCTTCATAGCTATTGCCCCATGCCCAACGCCTGTTGCCCATCTGCGAGCCTGCTGTCTTGGCAATGTTGAACAAATCATCTTCGGTAAAATCAGTTTTAAACTGTGCTATTTCCTGTATGGTGTATTTGCTGATGACGGCCTGATATGGAATGTTTCTAAAATCATCCCACTTGGAATATGGTGTAATAATGTCAATCGGATCCTGCCATTCTACGCGAATGTTCTTGTTGGCATCATAATAACGCAATAAAGCCCCCTTTTTCAATACAACCAAATCCCTAATAAGCTTTTTCTTGCTGTCCTCAAAATTGTTGTCATAGAAAACCAAGTCCAATGCCTGCTCCATAGAAGCCGCAAGGTCATCCTTATAATTCAATTGAAGATGCAATTCAGCCTCCTCATTATCTTCAGGAACCTTTGCGCTGGGTGGTATTAGTGGTATGCCGGTAGCTTTGCTAATCTGCTCGTCATATTGCTTGAGAAACATATTGGCATACAGCTCCCTGCGATATTCGTCTTGTTTAGTAAGACTTACAGGATCAATGGGCGTGCATCTGATCTTGTAGTCCATGTTCATCATCCTGCCTACAATATTGTCAACAATAGACGCAATTCGATTAGTAGGACTAAAATCAAGGTTAAGATAAGAAGTATCCCCAACGTCAAGTCGGTTAAGGTATTTAAGAACGCTTTCAAGACCTTCAGCATATCGTCTGTTTATTATATCCTTTGTCCTTTTGTTCGCAAGGATGTTTGCCTGTAAATTCCATGCGTTCCAAATGGCCCTGGCATAAGCAATTCCATAACGAGGATCGGCTTTTACAGATGCAGGAGCTAATGGATTAGGAAAGCCTTTTAATGCTACCTCTTTACCCCTATCGTCAAGTATAGGTTTTACCTTTGGCATTTTTAAAAATAATTATTGTGTGTTATCTTATAACTTTCAGTACCGTTAACCCTATATGTATCAAACAAATCGTATGACCTTCTTTGTATCGGCTTTCTGACTGTTTTGCGATTGCCTAACAAAGATAAGCCAAATCCTACCATTTCATCAAATTTCGTCCATCGGGCTTCAAAGTCAAACATCGTCAGGCATTTCAACAGCCTGTCAAAGTAAACCTGCCCCATTCGTGGCTCCTCGCCTTCCCTTTCTATCAATCCCACATAGTTGACCACGAAGCTTTCAACAGCGTAAACAAGTGCCTGCCTTGCCTCTTCTCCAGACAAAGGTATGCCTTTTTCTTTTTGATTGGCAGACGAATATGATGTTTGTGTTTCTTCAGGACGATCCATCAGGTAGTTTTCGTACCCACGCATCCTGAAATAGTTTATCGTTCCTATCTTGTTGCTCTCCACAAGAATCTCCCAGCCATAAAAAACACAGCACAAAATCATGTCTTCCCACATCATTTCTGGCAATGACGGCCTGTTGATGTATTCCACAACAGGTATTCCCGTTTCATACGGATTCATCACATCAAACTTACGCGTTCCATAGCAGGCAGCATTGGACTTTCTATTGTCTGTCGTTACTTTGTTGTCATACGGATCAAGACCAAAACAACCCATTTCCGTATTAGCAGGCGACTTTTTTCCGAAACGCATGACAGTTTTGTTTCTGTCATCCGGCGCAGGCAACCACCTTACAAGCCATCGCCCTTCGTCACATGGATGCCACACCACATGAGTATCCCTTTGACCTCCTTCCCACATAAAGTTGCCCTTCATGACAAGGTGTGGATTATTGGTCAAAAATATCTTATTATGGTCAAGCTGCTGGAATATTTTGGTAATATCGTAGGTGTGTATCTTATTAGCCCCTTCCCTAAAGGCATCTGATTCTTCAAAAGGGTGCATACGACATTCTTCGTAGTATCCTGCCAAATCACCGCTTTCCAAATATGCCTTGCGCTTGTTTTCCAAAAACTCTTTGGCTCCTATGCACTCATCATCAGAGTCAATGCTTAATAAATATTCTTTCTGCTCATCATTAGGCGTATCAATAATAGAATAGCCATACTCGTCAATAAACCCTTCCAAGCCATCGTAGGCAGGAACAAAATACCGGTATAGACCTGTCAGCGTTTGACCATTGCTGGTCTTTTGACCACTGCTGCTTTTATTCCAAATGTTTTCAAAAGCCTTTGCACCAATGCGTCTTTTCTTCAGCGTGCCTTCCTGCAATGGCTCATTGACAGTCGTTCCCACCAATGCCTTGCCGACAATTTTCTTTCCGCCACCAAGCGTCAAACACTTTTCGACTATCTGCATCCACTTTTCAAAATCCGCTTCTTCCCACTTTCCCACCTCATCACCGATAATCATGCGCAGCTTATAACTGTCATAGGCATTATCCGCAGTGTTCTTCCAGCTAATCTTGGTGTTTAGGCTGATTTCTTTCTTTGTGGTTTTGTTTTTATGACTGATTTTTTGGACAGGAGCTTTAAATACAAGCTCTTTCTTAACATCTTCAGCCGATTGTACCTGCGGCTTAAAGAATGGGGGTAACTCCTGGAAAGCATATACTACTTTGTCAAATAATTCTTTGGCATCACCACCGGTCTTGGAAACCATACCGTAGTTAGCGTTAAAAGTCTTTCGGGCATCATTTAAAATAATGGAAGCCGCCCTGTATGAATAACCGTCACGACGCTTTTTCAAATAATCAATACCCAAACATTTAGCGTCCTCATTGCAGACGCTCCATACATAAAACCATCTGCGATCTACATCCCGATACTCTGGATAACCCACATCAAGCTTAAAATAATTAAGGTAAAAATAATGATCGCCAGTAATAAAAGTGGCAACATTATTATTGTAAAACCAATAACCCTCAATACAACGTCTATTCTCCTCATCAATCCAATCACGGACTTTCTGATTTTTAGAATATAGCTCGTCAATTTCTTCCTTTTCTTTATCAGCTATTACAGGTAAAATTTCCGTCCTTGCCCATTTTTGTTTCTTTTTAGGCAGGTCGTTATTGCCAATTAAAGTTTCACGTGGAACCTCTGGCAAAGTAAATACTATGTTTTCGTATAGCCTAATCTGCTGCATTATTTTTTACCTTTTAATGCTAACTTTTCCGCTACCGACAAGCTTTCTATTTTCTTCTCCTGATTGATGCGCCTTTCCTCGTCAGGTGTCATTAGCTTTCGCAATTCATCCAATGTCTTGTTCAAATCCAATATCTTGTCAAAATACCACTTTGTTCTATCAAAACTTTTGTCCGTGCTTTCCGCAAACAAGTCAATGGGCGTAATATGCAATTGTTCATTGAAATTGTCTAATTGCTTTCTCACCGACCGGTAGCTTTCAAAGTATGGACTTTCTTCATAAAACTTCAGTTTGTGCTCCAACTGCTCTACATAAGACAGGACTTCCCTATCTTTTATTACAGGTTTTTTCATAATACTCGTACTCTAATTTTAGCAAATATACAAAAAAGCCCACTCCTTTTACAGAATGGGCTTTTTTGATTTTCAATTATCAGCGTTATGCGAGCTGTGGACCCTTTGCAACTATTGCAGCAGCAATGGCAGCAGGAGTAGCTGTAGAGTAATACACCTCCATTGTGCTTCCATTATGAAAGTAGTCAAATTGGCTGTTGGCTGTTGCAGGAGGATTAGGTCCTGTTGGAGCTTGAACTGTTCCAAAGTGATTGATGGACGCATTGACAAGTGTTGTCACAAACTGATTGCCGTCTTTTGAAATTGACAAGCTGATAAGCTTGCCTGATGCTCCAAGTATTGCAGCAAGGTTTTGCGTTACAAATACAAGTGTATTATATCCTGTATTGTGTGGTGCACTACGCTGTATTTGGCTAACGGTAGTACCGTCAATTACGGTGCTGTAAACCATTTCAATCTGGCTATCGTCCAGATAAAAGGCAAGACCCGTGCCGTATTCGGTTAATGATATAAGAGCCATTTTTTCTTTTTTTTAAAATTAGAACAACATTGCAATTGCAGCGGGTGCTTGTGAGGCAAACACATAGCTTACCAAACCAAACTCTTTGTACTGGATTTTTGATCCTGTACCGCCGTCAGAAACAACGCTAAGAATATTGTTTGAGTTAAGGAATGTTGTAACACCACCAACCGTTACAGAAATAAGGTTTGCCGTTGCAGGAGCAGATGCAGCCAAAATTGCGGCTGGCAGTTCGTCAACAATAATAGACTGTTGGTCGCCAAGAAACGCAGAAGGACCAGAGTAAATAACATCGGCATTTGCGGTTGGCAAAGATGGATCTGCATAAGGAGTTACCTTAAACATATTGAAATCGTTAACCCAGATTGCAGCTGGAGAACCAGATGAGGGAGTAAGAGCAATTAAAGCCATTTTTTTAAGTTTTTAAAGGTTTTTAAATTATGTTTTAAGTTATGACATCAAAAGTATGGCTATATAATGACATACCCTATAAAGGTACTTATAATTGAGTGTTTCTATTTCTGCTCCATCACGCAGAAAATATCCTCGATGTGCATACGATACATTTCCTTGCCTTCAATCTTCAAAGCATACTCGCTGAAGGTAGGATGAATGATTGTCTGCCCACTGTCAAAACCTGCCTGTCTCGCTCTATTGCCCACAAACTCTACCTTTGAGAGCAAGAACTTTTTTTCAGGACTGATCTTCGTGTATATCTTTATGCCCGAAACTTCCGTGTAAGTATCCTCCTCGTTCTCCATTATAGGTGTCGCCAAAAGCCAATTTTCCATCGGAACGACATCCCCGTCACGCACCACACAGATGATTTGGTTATAATCTGCCTTATAAAAGATTTTTTCATCGACATTTATTTCGTTTTCCTCTTGACTTACGAAATGATGAAAATAGACCTTATCGCCAATCTGCAAGGGCGTATCATAAAAATACCCTTCATAGTAAGGCCTGCCTGCCCCGTCTTCCTTCCTCACCCGTGCATCTACCTTACGGGGTATCTGCTTAACAATGCCATGCTGGATAGCATTGGTAAAGGGCTTTATCACTTTGTTGACCTTGCCGGCTTTCTGCTCTGCCTCAATCTGCATCAGGCGCCTTTTCAAGTTTACAGTCGGCAAACCCCTTTTGCTCGCCAATACCCACAGGTCATAGACCTTCGTGTATTCAGCCTCAAGCTCCCTGTAATAATTATACAGCTCACTCTCCTGCTGGTCGGTCGTGCTCTGCTCGCCAAAGTCCTTGTCAACATATAACTCTAATCCATTGGCAAGCTTTATCTTGCCGTCTGCCTCCC